GGCTTTTCATACAGGCCCAAGATCACAAGTTTATCAATGATTTGTACAATCACCTGCAATGGCTCACCTAATGCCAGGGCAATTGACCCTGCCTCCTCATCATCCTCCTGCAACAATGTCAATACTGCCTTTTCCTGATCGGTAAGCTGCACCAATATCTGCCCTATCTCATCAAATAACTGTGCTTCTCTACTAAATACCTCCTCTGCAGGTGTATCCCATTCAATTGGCACGCTCTTGATTATCTCAAATTGCTCACGTGCCTCACCATGTTGCTCAAATAATTCAATGCTTTGATTACTAAACATCTGCTTATGGTTGCAAAAAGACATATCACCGGACTGCAATCCCACAATCTCACGAGCCTGTGCCTCTGCAATCGTGGGGAATGATGCCAATAATACTTGTAATGCAGCCTCAGGTGTTAATACTCCCTCCTTAATGGCTGCCACCACATCAATAATTGAAGCAATCTGTGCACCATTCAATGCTGTTTTAGCAACATCAATCTCACCGGATGCCAATGGATCAGCCTCCACAGCTGCAGCAGGTGCATCTGCTGCCGTATCTCTCATCACTCCCAATGGAGATACATCTTGCAGCTTAAGGATTGCTGTGCTGCCACTCAAGGAACACATGTAATTCAATAGCCATTCAATCTGCTTCTGCCTTGATGATACATAAGTCACCTTAAATATCTCAAATAAATCACCGGACTCCGCTGCATTGAATGATCCCTGCTGAATGATACCAAATAATGTTGGTGCTGTAATGCTGTGAGCCACAAGGATGTTCTGCTGGACCGCTTTCTCAGTCATCTCATACCTCTTATCAAGGTCATTGCCGGATAGCTGCATAATGCTAGGTGCATCATCCTTGGTTTGGCTGAATGTAATGATAATCTCACCAGCTGATTCCACGGATTGAACAGGTCCTTTAATCTGCTCACGGATCTTACGCTCCTCCTCAGCTGTTTCAGGGAATCCTCCAGGCAGATTAATCAATGTACCTGCCTTGAATCCATTGGCAATCTCAAACATGTGGAATTTTGATATGTCGCAATCGGTCTGTATTGCTGTAATTCCACCCACATATGGAGGCTTTGGATAGATTCCTTTCTCACCTTTTGCCTGCTTAGCTGGCTCTTTGTAATATATGAAGAAAGACCCACCAGGATTGTCCTCATCCAATGCTGGATATGTACGGAAATTTGTATCCTCTGGTGTTTGCCTCCTTGCATTCCAATCATCTGATACAAACAACGTGCGCTCATCCTCAGAAAGCCTACAGGCATCCACATCCAAATGCTCCCATGCCACCACTCTTGTTCCCTCTCTGTTCCATGTGCCTTTTACACACATAGCACCAAACACCTCAAAGTCAAAGGTCATGCGCTGCACCACCTCGTTCATGTCAAAGTCACGGTATTCATTGTTGATGAAAGCCTCAGCATTGCCTGAGACAGTCTCAATGCCACCACCTGAAATATAATAGGTTTTATTTTTTATAATTCCTTGGTGCCAAGCAGAACCGTGCAAGAGATCAATCAAGAAAAAAGGATAGTCATTTTTTTTACCCCATTTTATAAAGCCCTGACCTTTGTCCAACTCCTCCGTGGGCACGGTGAATGACTTACTGAATTGGACATTTAATACTTTACTCATAGACAAAATTTGTCACGTTATAATCATAATAATTGGATGGACTATCCACCTCAAATACATGGGCTCTGCCCTCCTCAACTATTCCATCACTCAATGCTGGGTCTAAATTGACAGCAGATGTCTGTTGATATATCTTGTAAGTATAGAAACCCGCATAAGGAAATGTTACATCCACCCCATCAATCAAAACAAACTCATCATAACGTGGTATGCCTGTGCTGATGTTAGTAAGGATGCAATACAAAGCCTCTTGCGTTTGCTCCTCAATGAATTCAAAGAGGTAATACGGGGCTGATATCGTTGTCAGTTCCGATACGGTCACTATCAACGTGCTCTGCTGGTTTCTTTCTATCCTTAGCATCTTTTTTTATCTTAATAATTGCAGGCTCATCGGACTCAAATATGCTTAACATTCCAAGATTCCAATATAGCTGCTCGTTTCCTTCCTCAATTACGTACCACTTTTTCAAAAGCCCTGCACGGACCTTTGCTCCTATGTACTCTTTTTTGATTTTCAACTTTTTCATGGCTCTAATTTACAAAAAAGGGAGGGACATTGCCCTCCCCTTCTTAGAATTTATGAGATATATTAAACAGCAGGTGATTGCTGTGAAAGCAATGTAGTGATGATTGCATCGTCTACATCAGGAACCTCGTCATTCTCCATACCATTCAACACAATTACGTGTCCTTGGCGGTCAGACTTCAGTACTCCTGAGGTGTATTCGTTGGCATCAGCCACCTGTAAGCCCTCATTCAAGCCCAATGCTACCCATGTGCCGTTCGCTTTCTCTACCAAACAACATACTTCGTTTTGTGCAAGGAGATGAATCTCTGCACGTAACTCCTTAGTATCAGATGCAAGGATCATTGAAAGGCTGTGCTCATACCAAAGTGTACCATTCTCTTTGTTCACTTTGATTGGTGCTGTGTAGCTGGAAAGGTTGCTCTTTAATTTGTAAAGAAATACCTCACCGGTTACAGTCATTGATGTGATCTCGTTAGCAGTAATTGTTGGCGTGCCGCTGATGTTCCCAACAGGGAACAACAACACGCTTAATATACCACCTTTTCCGTTTGTACAGGTACGATCATTATACCCGGTTGTCATGTTACATGGCATGGCTCTATCTTATTTATTTGATTATCAATTAGTTAGGTGAACCTGTACCATTCCATACTCCAATCTCATCAAGGAAAGGAACCTGAACACCAGCACGGAATTTAGAACGGATGTAGATTACATCATCATCAAATGAATACCACAAATCATATGATTCGAAATCAGAAGATAAGTCAGTTCCAAAGAAGAAATGAGAAGAACGTCCTGTGTAGATGTTATCCAAACCATTCAATCCGTTAACCTTAACAACTCGCATGTTAGTACCTGGTACCAAGCACTCATTTAAGTTAGCAATTGTCTCAGGGCTGTAATGGTAGAAATTCTGATCTACTAAGTTTTTCAATAAGTAGTTGAAGTTCTCACGGCCTGTAAAACAAATCAAATCAGCTTGCTCAGCAACTTGTGCAGGTGTATTGATGAAACACTCATAAAACACATCGAATGCATTGGTAGAATCAATTGTTGTAGTATTTGAGGTGTTCAAATCCACAGCACCGTTACCTGTTGTAAGGAACTGACGGAATCCGTTCATCCATTGTAGGTTGCCTGAACCTGTTGCAACATTACCTTTCCAAATAAGGTTGTCCAATTCACGTGCATGTAGCTTCAATAAATAGTCAGTAAGCTGTGCCTCGAATGGTAACTCCTTATCCTCAGCCATTGCACCTGGACGTAGAGCTAACTGAGTCCATAATCCAGCCAAGTCTTTTTGGCAGAATCTCTTCATGTACCCAATAGCATTAACGCTCAATGGACGATCAGAATAGATTGTATCCCCCTCAGGACTCATTGAGCAGTTAGCCTCTTGGTAAACGATTGAATCATCTAACAATTTAAGGTCCTCAGTTCCCTTGATACCCTCCTGAATAGTGATATACTGTAGTGTTTGTGCCTCAGTTACTGAACGCACGATAAGGTCCTCACGTGAATCATCCACGTATGGGCTCAAGTCTTGAACATCGTAGTCAAACTTGGATTTGATAAACTTTTTTAAGCTCATTTTTTCATGTTATTTAAAAGAAACAATTGCCGGCTGGTCATTCCTGCATTACTTTTTTTAGCAAATTTCTCTGCTTCTTTGACCTCGTTAGATGGAGCATTTTTGTATGCTGCGAATTCAGCTTTCAATTCAGCAAGTTCAGTGCTCAGTTGATCATTTTGCTTGGCGATTGCTTCAACAATACCGGACATGCTTTTGAAAGCCTTGCCAAAAGTTGAAACCTCACCTTCCACAATTTCACGAACTTGCTCTGCAGACATTGCATCCTCTTCAGGGGTGCCTCCGCTACCTTCACGCTCATCAATTAATTCTGCGATGATGCCCTCTGCATCAACTACAATTGAAAGACCTGCCATGTCACCACCTAGGCGATGTGTGCCCTCAGGTGCAGGGATCTCTTCGCCTTCAGCAACAACAAATACAGGTATTCCTGGGGTCAAATCTGTACCCTCCCAACGGATTTCTGTACCGTCCTCAAGAACAGCCTCACCAAACTTGGTAGCAACTTTGCGACCGGCAAGGATAGTCTTGAATTCAGCCAGGGAATCCATTACCTTTTTAAAATTGTCGTTCATAATTATGTTTTTTGTTTACTCTTTATGCTTGTGTGTTCTAAAATTTGACCGCATCAACCTCAGTAAATTCCTTAATCAGCGCAATCTGTTCAGCATTGTTATCATAATGCCGTTCTATTCTCAGCCTCTTCAATGTCTGCCACTTATCTTTGCCTCCTGTGAAATACACATTTTCCCTACGTATGCCGAGCTTTTGAGCCATCTCATATACTGATGCACCATTGCTCTGCTGTCGTGCTGTCACAATGTACACCTCATC